TCAGTATTTACATTTGCTATTTTTACATAATCAGAAGCTACACCTGTTAAATTAGCACCACTTATAGCTGGCAATGTTCCTGTTAAATCTGCCGCATCTAAATTAGTTAAATTACTTGCATTTAATGCTGGAAAAGTACCAGATGTTATTTTCGTTGCTGGTAAATCTGGAACATCATTTGCAGTTAACGGAATTGGTGTTACTGTACGACCTATAAAACCCATTTAAACCTCTACGTTATTTCTAATATACTTAATGTTGCATCTATTTTTGCAGAAACAGAACAATCTATTTTTATAATATCTGTTGTTTGAACTACTACCTTACCACCTGTTAAAAGTTCTAAAGAACTACCAGCTGGAATTGTAACATCTTTAGCTAACAAAACAGTTTCGTTTGTTTCAGTATCAGATGTATCAGAAACTAGTTGAACGTCTGCAGTTACAGATGTTGTATGTATGTTACAAAGTATTAAACCTATAACGACTGTAGTAGTAGAAGAAGGAACAGTATATAAAGTTAGTGGTGTGCCGGCACTTGCTGGCATAGCTCCGTTTGTTTTAACTTTAAAAGTATTAGCCATTTATTCTCCTATCCTAAAGCAATAGCTAATGGCAAAGCATTTGGATCAGATTCAGTTATTGTTCCTGTTACTGACATACTGCTTGTTATAGCATTACTTGAAATGTTTAATTGTAAAATTTCTACGTTATCTGTACCGTCATTCATCTTTAGTTTCAATACCCCAGAGGTAGCATTATCTACCCACAAAGTACCAGCACCTGCACTGCCTGGAGCAGAGCTACCAATGTGTTGTGTGTTTAAGGCACCTAAAATATTATTAAGTTCAGTACGAAATGCACTAAACCCTTGATTTGCTATACTGACATCTGAAACTTGACTCATTTTTTATCCTTTCCTCAATCTAAATTATTATGGACTACTTTGCAACCCATAGCCCTTAGCAACATAGTCAAAAGTTCTATCTACAGCACTACCACTACTATTAGCAAAATTTATAGTAAAACCTGTCTTACTTTTGCTAGTAATTGTAAACACATCGCCTGTAGACATATTTTGTGCAGCTATACCTACTGATGGACTAGCATAGAATGGTTTTGCATATGCTATAACCTTAGTACCACTAGAAGATACTAAATCGTTTTCTCCTATAGTTCTTTCTTCCATATCTAATTTAACACTTAAACCTTTTATGTTACTGCTTGTTTTATTATCATCATTGTAGAGTTTCAACCTAAATTTAGCATATCTAAACTTATAAGTAGCACTACTAGAAATATCACTAAAAGAAGTACAATTTGCTAATGATGTTGTGCTTGTTGCTGCTTGTATTTTGTGAAAAGCATGACTTGGCTCACTACCATCAAAAGGAGCTTTAGCATCATCAAAAAATAATACGCCTCTACCATTGTCAAATAAATCATAAGGGTCTTGTGCGTCTAAAGTTAAAGTAGGTTCTAGGTTACCGTCATATATTGCATCTAAAGAAAGACTATTGTCAAAATTATAAAAACCTTTTGAATCTCTATTAGCAGTATTAAAATTAGGATTGCTTGACGTATCTGTGCCACCTAATTCAAATTCTCCACTAGCACTATCAAAGTTACCTTGTGTGTCATCAAAGTTTGTAATTGTATCAAGTGTTAAAACAATATCGCCACTGTCATCTAGTTTTACTGCTAACGGATATGTAGCATCCATATTATCTTGACTACCTGTTAAACTTAAAGTTTCAGTAATTGTAGATATGTTTTGGAAAGATTGTATACCAGCTATGTTTGTATAAATAATTGTTGGTTCTAATGATTCGTTACCAGCTTTATCTATTGCTTTTATTAAATAAGCACCTGTTCTTGCATTGACTAAAGCATTATCTGATTTACGTCTTGTAACACGAATAAGATTTGTACTGTTTAACCATTTAGCACCACTAGTTACATTTTGATAACGTATTTCGTAATAAGATATATCTAAGTCAGTATCTGCAGAAGGAACAGTCCAGGTCAATCTCATTTGGTTTTGACCGTGCATTTCTATTGCAAAATCTTCAACATTTGACGGAGCATCTACACCACCAACAATAGTTCTTGTTGCAGTTATGTAACTAGAAGAAATACCTAATGAATTAACTGCTTTTGCTCTTACAGTATATTCAACATTATCTACTACGTTTAACATTTCATAAGTTAAATGTGTTGCCTGTCCTATAACTTTAAATTCGCTTTCGCTAGTTTGTTTTGCTTCTACTATGTAATACTGAACAAATTTATCTGCACTAGCACCTAAAGAAATATTTAATCTAGTTATAACTGTACCATCATTATATTCTATTAGTTCATCAGTAAGAGTAATACTAGAAGGAGCTGTTATAGAGAAAGGGTCAGGCAGGTTGGTTGTAGGCACAGTTGCGGCCTGTGTTTTGGTAGCCCATGTGTAATAACTATCTTGGTGCTCTATACATTGTAAATTTACAGTTAAATCAGTATTAATAGTAATGCCCATAACTCTAAATGGTTTTGCACTAAAACCCGGCGTTGCGTGTGTAATATTCACAATATCGCCTATTGCTAAATCTAGTCCTGTAGAATCTACTGTTAATGATACATCTAAACTTGCTCTACTACGTCTTAAAATAACTTCTGCCATTTCTTGTGCTTGGTAAAAGTTAGTTATAGTTGGTGTTTCAAATCTACCTTCTAACAAAACATTATTATCTGTTGTTAACATTGTGCTATGTTGATCTGCACTTGGTAAACTACTATCATCTATAGGAGGAAATTGTGCTTCGTCAGTCTGGTAGTTTTTATCTGGGTTTACATAACGTACTACAACTCGGTTGTATCTAGTGTTCTTATCTTTACTAGAAACGCCTATACCACCGATTATGTTGTCCTCTGTTAAAGTTATACTTGCACTTCCTGTAGTTTCTATAAGAATTTTATATTTACCACCTGTATAGTTAAGGTAACCTCTACACCCTGTTAGCAGTTGTTTTACGTTATCTATAACTTTTGATTTAGTATCTAGTACTGCGTTACAATTAAATATATTTATATTAGAAGCGCCACTATAAGGAGTAACACTAGTATCACAGACATTAGCAGCAGTCGTAAAATCAGAGAAACTACTTGTAAAATTAGCGTCGCCAATCCCCATACCATATCTACTATTACGGAGATAATCCAATATACATAATGCTGGATTGCTACTGAACGAGGTTGATGTTGTTCTTGGGTCATAAACTTTTTTACCTTGTACCACACATTTAACATCTGGGACAGAGGCAAATATATCTACATTCCACTTAAATTTTAAAGCTAAATAAGAAACACCCCTTAATCTATGATTGCTAGTCCAATTAGTTAAAGCACCTACAGTAGTATCATAAGTTTGATCATCTCTGCCGTCATACCATGTTGCAGTTATATGTGATGTACTATCTTTGTAAAAATTACTATCACTACTTGCTACAGTTCTTGCAGTACCATGTGTTAATGCACCACTTAAAGTAACTTGTCTGTCATCTATAAATAAAGTTGAACAAGCATTTAATTGACCTTCTCCTAATACAAAAATCATATACAAAAATTCGTTGTCAGTTCCAGAAGTTTCTAGGAAGACGATATGCCCACCTACTTTTCTTGTTCCGTAAATTATAGGTAAAGGACCGTTACCACTTGTTTTATTTGCTAGTATACCTTTAACTCTAGTTTCTGTAGTTGTATCTTGATTAAATTCTGGTTCATCTGGTCTGTTTAACCAAGATAGAGCTGTCATAGCTATGCCAACAAATGACAGTATAGGACTTATAAAATTAAAAATAGGATTGTTAGTTACAGCACTAACTATTTTTGCAACACTACTTATAAAACTTTTCCAACCCATTACTGTCTACCCCATTTTATATTACGAATTGTTAAAGCAGAAAATTCAAAACCCTTGTCGCCAGAGAAATGTCTTTGTTGTGATATATCACTTGTTGTTCTTCCGTTTTCTTTTTCAAACTGCCCCCATGTAGAAGTAATTTCTAAACCTATTAGTGTTGCTTTGGTATCGTCTTCTATACTGTAACTATTTACAGTTCCTTCAAATAATAAATAGGGATCAGCAATTAAAGAATTATTTTGGTCTAAAAAACCTTGCCATATTTTTGTTGTAGCATTTATAATATTTTCATTCAGTATTACAGATATAAGAGATTGGTCTACACCAGACAAAGTAATATTAAATGTATTCTTAATTGGTTCAGTTGTTTCACTTACATCACCTACACCTAATAAAAACCCATCTGCAGTATATGTTTGACTACTACCACTAATAGATGATGTAATGTTAAAGCTACTGTTAGTTCTATATAAAGGAGTAGCAAAACCTAAGTATAATAAATATACAGGTTCTATTGCTGTTACGTTGCCTGTAGCTAATTCTGTTTTAACTGCAGAAGTTAAACCTCTAGACATTATAAAGCCTCTATTACATCAATCTCATATTTGAAAAGAGGACTACCATTAGATGAGTTTCTAGCAGTAAATTCTTGTACATCATTTTCACAGTACACAGTAAAAGGAACACTATCATAAGTAACTGTTTCATTGTTGCCTAAAGCAGAAACTAAAGCTGGTTCTATAGTTACAGTAGCTGCATTACTTGATGACGTAACATCTGAAACAATCATATAAACTTTATTATGACCACTAAACTTAATAAAATCTCCAGCTTTCAGTCGACCTGCTCCGTCGCCTGCAAAACCATCTAAAGCTATTGTAGTATCGCCTGCAGTATGAGCTCCATTTACAAGTACAGTTCCTGTTTCACTACCTTGTGCGTTCATATAGCTTGGAAATGTTACAGTAAAATTTTCTTTCATACCTCTTTGTTTAATTATAAATGCCATGAGAGGAGCAAAATCTGATCTGCTCATTATTGGAAAACTTAAAGTGAAAGACCACCTTTGACCAGCAACCTGTCTACGAAAACTTCTACCACTATCTGAAACACTAACTTGTGTTATTTGATTACTTTTAACATTTATAGCTTGGAAGTTTGTACTTGGTATTGCACCACTCATACTATTGCCTTTCTTCCTTGGTCATTAACTGCTGTGTTTATCATATTTACAATCATAGCTCTGCGTGTGCTTAATAACTGATCAAACCCACTTGCGTCTACTGTGTCTACGTTAAATGTTACGTTAATATTTTGACCACCACCTAAAGCATTATTAGGAACTATAGTTCCACTTTGTCCAGGCACAAATAATTCTTGACCACTTTCTCCTACCATATATGGCTGACCTTCTTTAACAGGACCACCAAATCTTCTACCAGAATATTGTTGTGATCTAATCATAGCAACTTTTGCCATACCTTCTGCAATAGTAAGACCAGCTGCAATAGTACCCATTGGCCACCCACCAAAATTTTTAAATGCTGCCAAAGCTGCCGCATAAGTATCCATAACTGCACGACTAATTAAAAGGTTTTTGTAAACATCAAATGCTTTCTTATTCATAGTACCTAGTTTTT